CCAGGATGGTGGCTTCCAGCGCATCCAGCACCTTGCGCACGTGGCTTCGCGCGTCATAACCGTTCTGCACGGCCACGAAATCCGGCTTGACCTCGATACGACCGGTCGCCACCGTGTAGCGATCCGTGCCGTCGCTCACGGTGGCCTGCCAGTGATAGATCCCGGGCGTGAAGTCTGCCGACTGGCTGGCCGAAATCGTGACCAGATGGCTGCCATCGCCGCCATCGGTGGCCGTCACCGACTGCTTGTCGCCGTCCTTCACGAAGTCGTAGCGCAGCGTCCAGCCGTCTGCAGGGCGGTATTCCGGCAAAGACTTGCGCCACTTGACCGTATCGCCAGCGATGAAGAATTCGGGCTCGTTCTCGGGTATCGTCATGGCTTCCACTTGTTCACGAATCCGCCGCGGCGGACAGGCCGCCGGCGGGATGCCGGCGCATCATCGGCGCTGGCGGTTTCTGTGCGCGGCTCGGAGAACAGATCCGTCTGCATCAGCTTCGCCTCCAGCGCTTCCCACTTCGCATCGGTCATCAGGTGGACCTTCATCGCGCGCGCCGCGTGCAGCGCATACACCGTGCAGTCCAACGCCTCGTTGCGCACGCCGGAGCGAACCTGCCACACGCGCTTGTTGCGCAGCGACCGGTGTGGCGCCTTGATTTCCGAGGTCAACTGCTCGTAGAAGTCGGCGCGCACGTCCTGATACCAGTGCATCCGCCCGGGCCCGTTGCCGGTCAGGCTGATCCGGCCTCGATCCCCGATGAGCAAGTCCTTCGCCTTGTGCGTGCCGACGGTATAGACCTGCAGACCGTGCTTCGCGGCCTTGGTCTTGGTCTTGTAATCGATCCGCTTCGGCGCGCTGTAGATCTCGCGCTGGCCGTAGTCGTTCGACAGGCCCTTGACGGCCATCACGCCGCGCCGCTGGCGCTCCCGCACCCAGGAGTACACCTGGTCAGACGTCTGGCCGTCCGAGGCATCGATTGAGACCGCGCTTACCACCAGCTTGAATCCGCGCTCGCTCTCGCGTGGCGTGAACAGCAGCTTGTCGAGGTCACGCCAGACCGGATCGTTGCGATCGGTCGTCGAGTTTTTCGCCGGCAGCTCGCCCCAGTAGACGAGCCAACTCTCTTCGCCGCGGCCCCAGGCCCAGATGGTTACCGCCAGCCGGTCATGCTGCACGTCCACGCCGGCAGACAGCAGCAGGCCGCCGGCCGGCACCGTCAGCTCTGCATACGGCAGCGCCCGTGCCTCGAGGTCCTCGATGTCCGGTGCGGCGCTCTCGTACTCGTAGGGCAGGCCCTTCGCCGAGTTGACGAACACGATCATCTCCGTGTCGTCGCCCTGCTCGAGCCGATGCTGCGCTTCAAGATAGCGCTCTACCAGCCGCGTGAACCGCGACCCGGGAAACGGACTGTAGAGCTCGTTCAGGTAGAACCCGGCCACGCCGCGGAACTCGGCCGTCGCGACCCACTCGGCCTTGCGCACGTTGCGATTCTTCTGCTCGTCGTCCCAGATCGCGCCACAGTGCGGACACGCGTAGAACGCCGTCTCCGGCCGCGCATGGCCATAGATTTCGTGATTGACGCCCGGATCCTCGTCCCAGCGCAGGTTGTCGAAGTCAAGCACGTGCGACTCGCCGCACTCATGGCACGGCACGTAGAACTTGCGTTGGTCGGACCCCTGGAAGGCCTCCTCGATGGTCGAGAGGCCCTTGATCGACGGCGTCCCGCCGAACACCACCTTGCGCCGGTGGTAGGTCTTGGTGCGCTCCTCCAGTAGCCGGATGGCATCGCCCTGCTTGCCGACGTTCTCGGCCGCATCGTCCGGCTCTTCCACGAACACTCGCGGCGCCGGCGTCGACTTCACGTTGCTCGGACTGTTCGAGCCCACCAGCTTCAGGAAGCCGCCCGGGAACTTCTTGAACAGCGCCCGGTTGCCATCCTTGCGGCTCGTCGCCACGTCCATTTTCTCCGCCAGCCGCGGCGTCGCCAGCACCATCGGGGCCAGCTTCTCCTGCGCGTACTCCTTCGCCGCGTCGGTCTTGGCGAACAGGCCAATCACCGGCGACGGATCGATGTCGATGATGCGCCCGAGCCAGTTGTTGATGACACCGTCGGTCCAGGCGATCTGGGCCGACTTCATGCACACGACCTTGTATGTTTCCGGGTCGTCCAAGGCCGCGTGAATGCCCTGCACCCACGGCGTCAGCTTGCTGCTGTACTTCCCCGGCATCGCCGAGGACTCCGGCGCCAGGTAGCGATACCGGTCAGCCCATTCCGTCGTCGTCATCCTGGGCGGTGGCGCCCAGGTCCGGATCACCCGCTTCATCATCGCCGCCGCGGATTGCCGGCAGGCCTCGCGCCAGGTGACTGAGTGATTCATGGACCAGCTCTTCGACGATGGATGGATCGTGATCGTTGCCGTACAGGCCACGGTAGGCCGCGGCCACCTTCTGCGGGAGCGTTAGCAGTTCCGTGCGTGCCGCCGTCACCATGGCGGTGATGGCCGGCTCGATGTCCTCCACCGGCACCAGCTGGCCGGCCCGCTCCTGGATCTGCAGCTGCTTCAGTTCGGCCGAGGCCAGCGCATCGGCTGTGCGGGCCCGCATCAGGCTCTCCGCATCGTCGCCACCGCGGCCGGCAGCCAGCTCCCGCAAGTGCGAGCAGTAGGCGACCAGCCATTGCCGGTAACTCTCGCCGGCCGTCAGCACACCCTTGTCCAGCTGCTTGGACACGGCCTGTTGCGAGATCCCGACCAGCTCGCCAAACACGCTCTGCACTGCCTTCGCGTCGAGATCCACTGCCGACTCCACGTTTGCCTGTCTGCCCTGCCCTGCTCCCCCTACGGAACAACCCCCGCTACGCCGCCCAAATCTGCGAAAAACCCGCGCGCCTTTTGCCCGTAATGGACAACGCCCAGGAAGGACCCGCTCGCATCGTGAGGGCGAGGCCGAGGTGTTTCCCGGGAAACGTCTGGCGGTGGCGCATAAAAAAACCCGCCGGGTGGCGGGTTCGTGTTGGGTGCTGCGGATCTGCTGGTGGCAGTTGTCCGAGCTTGGGAAAATCCTAGCGGATCATTCCGGGTTTCGCAAGTATGGATTTTTCCGGCTGTGTTTCGCGCCGTTGCTGGCGGCGGCGCATGTGGTGCCAGGCCGCATTGCTCCAGTCATCGAGCACGCGATAGACCTGCTCGTAGCGGGCCTGCCAGGTGTCGTACCACTGGGACTTGCCGACACCGAGCCATGCGGCCTTGAGCTGCCAACTGTCCGGGCGAGAGTAGCGCGCCGGATCGGCCAGCTCGGCAATGGCCAGGCCAGCCATGCGTCGCAGTCGCTCCTGCCCTGTGGGTACGCGCCAGCCATGGGCGTTGCTCAGATCCACGGCTGCCAGCCACAGCCTGTACTCGAGCGCATTGGCGCCGCTCCAGTCGCCAGCCCACTTCATGCGCATGGCCTGGAAGTGGTGCTCCTGCAGGCCGGCGCAATGCCAGCCAGGTACTTCCGGGTGCTGGTCGTCGGCTACTAGGCGGACCGGGTTGGGTTTGCGGATTGGCTCAAGGTCATCGTCAGCAGGCAGGACGGTGGCTGGCATCGACGTCTCCTTCGGCGGTTTGTGTGGTCTTGCGTGACAGGATGCTGCGGATTTCATCGATGTGGCGCTTGGCCACAGCCGGATCGCACGGCTTCAGTTCGGGAATGCCGGATGTGCGCTTGCGCTGATGGACGACTTTCACCAGCTCGGCGAACTGCGGCAGCGTAGGCGCCGTCGTGTGGCGCTGCTTGCACAGCTTGTAGGCCTCCTCGATTTCGCCGTCAGTGAACGGCTCGAGCTCGGTTGCCCATTCGTCGATGGCCAGGTTGAGCATCGTCGATGTCGTGTAACGCCCTGACCATGTGCCGCCGTAGACCGCGTTCATTCTGGCGAAGAGCTTGTGGATGCGTTTTTTGTTCATGTCACTCGTCCTCAGTCGAGAAATCTTCGAGTGCATCTGCGCACCCTTGCGCAATGATGTCTGCGCCACTTTGGCGGCGTAGCTGATGTGAGGCATGGGAACCTCCTGGCCTGTCGGCCGTGGATGGAGACGGATGCAGTCGTTCGCGAACGATGGGCTCGAGGTAGAACACAGACCACGGTCTGCCGCGCTTGCTCATCTGCGCCTTGCGGATCGACTCGCTAAGGATGCGCCGTGTCGCGCCGGCCTGCAGCAAGTCGGCGAGCAGTGTCCTGTGCTCCGTGCTCGTTGCCAGCGAGTGGCGCACACCGGCTTCGAGCAGCATTGCCATGGCCTCGCCGAGCTTGGGCACGGCATCCGGATCGCGCTGGTCTTGCGTGTCCTCGTTCTCGGGTTGTGGATAACTCTGAGGTTCAACGCGCGCGCGCGTGTCTGTCTGTCTATCTTTCCGGAGATCCGGATGTATGCCCTTCCTCCTTTGCCCTTCCTCTGCCCTTCCTCGCTGTGGAAAAGTTCCGGAAACCGGCATAAATACGACGTTTTCGCTTTGCCCTTCCTCTGCCCTTCCTCCTTTGCCCTTCCTCTGCCCTTCCTCTGCGGGACGGATCTCGGCTGTACTGCCTGGATCATCGAAAAAAACAGCACCCAGCGACGCCAGCGGCAAACGGAAGACCATCGGATCAGTCCGCTTCGACTTCGGACGCCGATGGATTAACCCCGCTGCTTCCAACTGCGACAGCGCCACCCGGATCTGCTTGATCGACACCACCTCGTCGTCGCGGAGCGTACTGCCAAATCGTCTGTCCACAGACAGCAGCTCCTTGAACATCTGGTATGACATCTTTCGCGTCACGCCGACAAGGCCGGTACCATAGTCCATGTGCCTGCGTAGGCCACGCAAATAGAGCACCTGCGCCATCAGCGGCAGGCCCTGGAGCCTATCATCCTCTTCTTCGTTCCACTTGGTATCCATCAAACCTCCTCATCCAGCGCAAATCCGCCGCGCTCGCCGCGACAGGCCGGGAACCGGCGCCCTTTGCCACAGCGAAGCTGGCCTGACGACAACTCGACCCGCCGCAGGCAGCACCGGCAGCCGCGCTCGCTGATTTCGATGCGCAGCACGCGCTCGAATGTCGGATCGCGGTAGGTTTCCATCAGGATTCCTCCAGGAAGGCCATGACGACGTCCTCCAGCTTCTGGTAGAGCTCGTCAGGCGTACCGTCGTTGCGGATGACGATGTCGCCGTCATGGCGCTGTATGCCTGCCTCGCTGACATGCCACAGCACATCAACGGTTTTTTGCCTTTCCAGGTGAATCAGCAGACCACCGCGGTCACGCACCCAGGCCGCCTCGTTCTCGAAACGGACGTCTGAGACGACGAC